TGGTTGTTAAGAGCCCTAACAAAGCCTTGCAGCAGAATCGCGTCGTCGTCTTGCGTCATTGATACTCTCCTGGCTGCGATCTGCTGAAGGCAGCCGTTCTCCCACGGATCAAAACAACGTCCCTTGGCTCAAACGTTTGGCGGCGATCTCGCAATACCGCTCGTTGATCTCAATGCCGATCGCACGAATCCCGTACTCGCTCGCCGCGACAAGCGTGGTGCCAGACCCCATGAACGGGTCCAAAACCGAACCGCAATCAAACGACCCGATGGCCCTGGCTGGTAGGGCCACGGGAAACGGGGCTGGATGTTCGCTACCTTTTTCCGGTGGTATCCGCCAAACGTCATCCACGTTCCGCGAAGTGATCCTAAAATCCGCCCCAGCAATCACAAGTATCCATTCGTGGCTCGGTACGTACCATGTTGGGACGCGGTTGAATCCGCTGCCGCGATCCCATATCACGATCTGCCGCAGCGGAAGCCCGCATGACAACTCAAGCGGAGTCAGCAGCGTTTCTCTCTGTGGCCTCGGCTTGTGGACGTAAAAGATTGCCCCAGTCTTTTTGGTGATCCGCCAGCATTGCGAAAGAATCTTGGACTGCCAGGATCGGTATTGGTCGTAAGGCATGGAGTCAGTGTGCGGGCCGTACTCAACCCCAGAGTCCTCAACGCCTTTCCATGCGTCTCTTCCGCCTCTGTTGTCTCCGTCTTTCCAGTGCCCAAATTGCCCGTATGGGCTGACCCCAAGGTTGTACGGAGGTGAAGTGAAAACGCAGTCAAACGAGGAGTCCGGCATGCGCCCAAGGAGCTTCGTGCAGTCGCCGTGATATATCGCGATGCCGTCTTTCTCGTAGTAGGGTTCGGGCAATGAAGGGAGAACAAAGCCTTGCAGCAGAATCGCGTCATCGTCTTTACTCATGGTTCGTCTCCTGGCTGCGATCTGCTGAAGGCAGCCGTTCTCTCACGGACGGAAAAGACATCAGCGCCCAATCTCCTCAAGCCAGTCCTCGTCAGCCGAGGTCCACCCTCGGTCTTCCTCAATCTCCTCGGTGGTGATCTCCACAACGTCAAGCAACGGAACGGATTTGCCCGCCAGACTGTGCGAGCAATCCGCCAGGAAATGAACCTCGCCGTCTTCCACCCAACTATGGCAAACGACCAGACCTTCAGCGTTTGCCCCGTTGGTCAACACACTGGGCTTGAGTGTCGGCTTCTCACAGTCTCTGTTCCATGTCCAGTTCGGCGTCCCTGACCGCGACCCGCCGACCATCACGGGAAGCGTTCTCTCGGGCAGCGGACCTGGAAATCGAAGGCGAAGGTGCGTGGCATCCCTTGGGTCGCAAGTCTCGTAGACATTGAACACCATCCGAAGTGGTTGTGCTTTCATGCTCGTTTTCTACTTCAGAGATTTCCGGAAAGTCCGGATAACTGAGAAAAAACCAGGACAGAGAGAACAAAGCCTTGCAGCAGAATCGCGAATACGTTCACTCATAATTGATACTCCTTTGGCTGCGATCTGCTGAAGGCAGCCGTTAGCCCAGGGAGGGAACAGCAACATCGTCGTTCCGCTTTACGTCACACGGAAGAACACCATACGCCAGACACCCGAACCTGTTGTCGTCGTCCATGTCAGCCTTCCGAAACACGTCAGTGCCGCTGATGGAAGTCGTCTTGATCTCGTCCGCAAGGAACGGGAGCAACCACAACGGGATCAATCGGATGGGGTTCTCTTTGCTCCATAGCGAAAAACCGAGATTGTCGCACTCGGCGTCCGTAAGCTCCGACGGCTGGATGCCGCCCAACTCCGGGCTTTGTTCCAGAAGGTCGGCTGGAATTTCGCGGATTTGCCGCACAGCGAAGTCGTCCTCCCAGTTCGTGTAGGACATGACCTCGGCCGTACGGTTCATGATGATCCTGCGGACCACCTGGCACTTCTCAAACGTCGTCATATCATCCTCCTTGGTGAATCAAAAAGGGCTAACAAAGCCTTGCAGCAGAATCGCGATTACGTCTTGCGGTGTTGAGAATCTGTTGGCTGCGATCTGCTGAAGGCAGCCGTTAGCTTACGGATCGGAAGTTCGCCAAAGCAGCCGCTCGGTCGGCCAGAACCCTGGCGGCATCCTCTCGCGACCCGAACGAACGACACCCAAAATACCTCGCCGTGCTAGTGATGAAGCCAGGCTCCGACTCAAACTCGTAGTCGCAGTAGGGGTTCGCGTCCAGCACGCCCTCGTGCTTGTCCTGCCATGTGCGATGAAGCCGCTTCACCATCCCAACGTACCGCCCGGTGTCAAGGTCGTAGATTCCGTCGCCAACCTTCAGCCGCGAGATTTCGTGCATCTTCGCGTCCAGCCATTTTCGCCTGGTCTCAATGGCCGCTTTGACCGCATCGTTCAGCGACTTGAGTTCGGCCTGCTCGTCTGGTGTCAGTGATCTCTGAGTCATAACAGTCCTCTCGGTAAAAAAGAAAAGCTAACAAAGCATTGGAGCAGAATCGCGGCGAATCACTTTCGCTTTCTCAAATTGGATGCTTTTTTCCGCTTTGCTTTTCTGGCTGCGACGCCTGCGGCAGAGAGGGCAGCAATGTCCGGGTGGCCGACGTGCATTTCCGGCGGCGACACTCGCAGCATCTTCGCTATGGCGATCCGCACTGCGGCTGCCGGCTTACTGCCGTGACGCTTGCACCAAGCGGCGAGCGGAGCGGCAAGAGAACCAAGGCGGATTGTGAGGCGGCCGGTCATGTCGTCAGTTTACCCGCAAAGGGAAGGGCTCAGGCCCCCTCCAGCCTCCGGGCGTTGTTCCTCGCAACCGTCCACTCTGGGCTCAGGGGACGGCTCGCGTCTTGGGCTTGTCGGTAGAGGTTGGCGGCCTTCTCGATCTTCCCCTTGCACTCGGCATCGCGTCCTTTGGCGATCAGCTTTTCGGCTTTCATCGTTCGGCCCTCGGTGGTGTTGTTCGTTCGCGTCATGTAAGAAATATACCAATCGGCCGCCAATAGGTCAAGGGGTGAGCAGATATTTTTCTGAACCGTTGTTTCACCGGGGGAAACCTATCGTCTGCCGATCGGACACTTTGGCAAAATCGAATCACGCCACGCCGATTGTCTGCTCGTCTTCATCCGTCCGCGGCTCCCAAATCTTCGGAAGCATCTGCCAATCGGCGGCCTTGCCAGCGTTGGTCACTCGCGGATCAAGGTATTTCCGTGTGACGGCCTCGCTCGCATGGCCGAGTCCTTCCCTGGCATCACCACCGGCTGCCGCGAGATGCGAAGCGAACGACCGACGCAAAGCGTGGAAAGAAACCTCGCTATCGCATCCAAGGCCAGCCCGTGTCGTGATGACCTTCCACCGCTTCCGCAGTGCCGTATCGCTCGCGTGCCACCACCAGACCGGCGGCCCGGAGTGTGCCGAAACCTTGTCGATCAGGTCACACACGGTCGCCGGGAATTGGTAGACCCTCGGCTTTCTTCCACCCTTGCGGGCCTCGGCTGGCACATGCAGCCACGGCCGTCATGACCGATCCGTTCCCGATGCCTGGGGATCGGATCGAAGTGAACGGCGAGACGTTCGTTGTCCTCGACGTTGCCAGCCTCGACGGTCGCATTCTCGTTGACGGTCCAAGAGGCCAGGAGTGGATCGCACTCCCTGAGTAGCGTTTTTCTCGGCCAAAAACGCACCGCAGATTTTTTTCTGCGATCCCACTTGACCAAGTTCCGATACGTGAACTACATTCCCCCGCGTCATGGATGGCACGGGCGAGTGAATTACTCAACGGAGTGTCGCCATGAACATGGAAGTTTGGATCGAGTTGCTGGTTGTCGTGCTGCGGATTTTTGCGGCGGGATTGGCCGGCTAATCAAGTTCAACTATCGGAACCAATGGCATGGACGCCAAACGACAAGGAGGTCGAAGTGTTTGCAAATCGCATCGTGCGTCTCAGCACGCCGCAACCCGCACCGCACGCCGCGGAGCATGTCGCCGAGTTGACTGCGAGAACGACTGCCGGGTGGTCGCAATCGGAGCGGAAGCGGAAGGCGATTGCCGCGGAGCTGATTCGACGGCGGCTCATGCGGCGTTTCTCAAGTATGTCATGAAGGCCGCTTGGTCCGCGTACTACGCGGCCAGTAAGGCGGACCCGCGCAACCCGCTAGACGTTGCGGGCGTTGCTCACACGGCTCGCGTTTCAGCGTCGGCACTCATTGCCATCGCTGCGAGTATCGAATCGCCCGGTGGAACCGGGGCGGACGGATCGACCGGAGGCATCACGGAGGGCCACACCCCCGACGCATGATGCCGAGGGGGCACCGCACATGTTGAGTCTCACAAGAGGCATTGGCGACGAGGTGGTCATTACGGTGGTCGAGCCGTGCCAGATCGTCGTGGCACCGCTGGCGATTCGTGGCAACACGGTGCGGCTCGGATTCGATGCACCGCCGCATGTCGTCATCAATCGCTGGGAGGTGCAAGAGGAAATGGACCGCAAGAAGGAGCAAGCCAAGTGAACGACCACGAGCCGTTATGTGCCGTAGCCGAGCCATCGCAGTGGAGCGACTGGATGGGCATTCCGCCGCGAAGCCAACGTACCTGGCTCACGCTCGCGGAGATGCAGGCGGTCCTCGGAGCCGAAGGGCTGAACGTCACCCGCGAGGTCGCCCGTGCAGCGTTGGTGGGCACGCGAACGAAAAAGTTTCGGGCATGGAATTGCTATGAGCCAAAGCACGTTGCTTTGGTTCGGAGGTTTGCAAGGAAGCGTGATTTCACAAGGAGGTGAGCATGTTTGGTTTGTTCAAGCGGTGGCATCGAGCCAGGGATACGAAGGCGATCGTTGCGACTTTGGAGCGTGAGAACGCAAGGCTGCGTGATGAGTTGTCGGTGTGCAAGGCCGTGCTGCGAGGCATCGCCGTGCAAGCCGAGAAGGTGTCGAGAGAGTCGCGTAGCAAGTCGGAGATCGGCATATGAACCGCCAAATGACACCCGAGAAGCGAGCCGCCATCCTCGCCATGTGGAAGGACGACCGGCCGCTTACTGAGATCATGTTCGTCTGCCACGTGTCGCCGCCGACGGTACGGAAGATCGCCAAGGATGCCGGGCTCTACCCGCGTGCCAGCGATGCCAAGCGGCGGTACATCGGGTTTGAGATGTCCAAGGCTGAGTTGACGCCGGAAGAGGTAGAGCAACGGAAGATGCAAGTCCAAGCCAAGTGGAGAGAAGCCGAGCGGCATCACGCCTGGCAGCATCATCACCCGGCGAAGATTCGCACCTACGCTGCCCGCGGGTACGGGTTGGTGGAGGTGGGGTCATGAACACCGCAACCGCAATCATCGTGGGGTTCGCCCTTGGCGTTGCAACCGTTGGCGTCACGACCGTGGCGTCCGTGGTCGCTTGGCGTGTTCTCGATTGGCGACGGGCCAAGCGAGAGGACGTGCTGCGACGGGCGATGGTGACGCACAGCGTGCTAGAGGGGGTGGGGCCGTGAGTTCAATAACTGAAAGGGAATCTGTGATGAGCGAGACGCAACAGGAATCACGAGCCGAGTGGCTACAGGCTAGGCGTCGGGGCATCGGTGGCAGCGACGTTGCCCCGATCCTGGGCCTGAGCAAGTGGCGAAGCCGGCTGGACGTCTACCTTGAGAAGACCGGCCAGGTGTCGAGCGACCAGGCCGACAGCGAGCCGATGCTGTGGGGCCGACTGCTTGAGCCGATAATCCGCGAGGAGTTCGCTAAGCGTTCCGGCCTGAATCTGGTCGAGCCGCCGCCGATCCTCATGAGCAAGGATCACCCGTTCATGATCGCGAGCCTTGACGGTCTCACCGACTGCGGGGCCGTCGTGGAGTGCAAGACTGCACGCTCGGCTGACGGCTGGGGCGAGCCGGGCAGCGACGAAATCCCGGTCTACTACACGACCCAAGTGGCTCACTACATGGCCGTGACCGGGGCTCAGGTTGCCTACGTACCGGTACTGATCGGTGCGTCAGACTTCCGCATCTACACGGTTCCGCGAGAGGACTCTTTCATCGCGGACCTCATCGAAGCCGAGCGGCTGTTCTGGAAGGAACACGTTTTGGCCGGCGTGCCACCCGAGCCGATCAATGCGGCCGACGCTGCGAAGCTATGGGCGCGAGACAACGGCGAGACGATTGAGGTCGAGCCGGAACTGGCCGACGACATCGAAGAGTTGAAGCACCTAAAGGCCACCGCCAAGGAGCTTGATGAGCGGATCGGATCCATCGAGGACCGGCTCAAGATCGCCTGCCGGGACGCCTCGGCCATCGCGGTCGGAGGCAAGACGCTTGCCACCTACAAGGCTCAGACCCGCAAGAGCCTGGACACGAAGGCATTGGAGGCCGCCCATAAGGAACTGGCCGACCAGTACCGCAAGGAATCCACGTTTCGAGTGTTTCGTTTGAAGTGATCCCCAAAGGAGTGAGATGAGATGACCACGGAAGTTGCAACCACGCAGGCACCGCCAAGCCTGCTGTCGAAGATGGCGGGCCGGTTCCACGTCGAGCCGGCGAAGATGCTGTCCACGCTCAAGGCTACGGCGTTCAAAGGTGACGTCAGCAACGAGCAAATGATGGCCCTGCTGATCGTGGCCGACCAGTACGGGCTCAACCCGTGGACGAAGGAAATCTACGCCTTCCCCGACAAGAGCAACGGCATTGTGCCGGTCGTGGGCGTCGATGGCTGGGCTCGCATCGTCAACACGCACGACAAGTTCGACGGCATGGAGTTCGTCGAGGCCGACAGCGTCAACGGCCAGGTGCCGGCGTGGATTGAGTGCATCATCCACCGCAAGGACCGGGCTCATCCGATCCGGGTGAAGGAGTTCTACGCTGAGTGCAAGCGTGGCACCGGGCCTTGGGGCTCGCACCCTCGGCGGATGCTGCGGCACAAGGCCATGATCCAGTGTGCCCGCCTGGCGTTCGGGTTCGTTGGCATCTACGACGAGGACGAGGCAGCACGGATCGTCAACGTCGCGAGCGAGCCGGCCGATACGGCTCCGGCGAGCAAGGCCCACGCGGCGGCACGCAAGGCCATCGAGTCCGCCAAGGCTCCGAAGAAGAAGCCGGAGCCGGTCGTGGTGGACAGCGACCCTCGAGCGGATGCCATCGCGGCACTCACCGAGGGTGTTGAGTCGGCCGAGAGCATCGAGGCGTTGGAGAAGCTGAGGTCCACAGCTAACGGATACCACGACGACGGGCTCTTCACTGACGCCGATCTTGCGGAAGCCAAGGCCAGCATCATGACGAGGGCTGGAATCATCCAAGGGCAGGAGGTTGTGACGGCATAGCCGGTCGCCGCTGTTCGCCTTTCCGGCGGCGGCCTGGTCATCCCGTGAAGGTTCCCTTGTGGCCTCATAAGCCACGGGGCTGCGGCTCGATTCCGCAGGCGGGAGTTGGGTTTTCGACAGTCACAAGTAAGGAGCCGAGCGATGAAGATTTCAATGGAGACGATCACGCCAGCCAGGGCGGAAGAGATTCTTGCAGGCAACACGAGGAACCGACACCTTCGATCAACTCTTGTCAGTCAGTATGCGTCCGATATGGTGGCGGGCCGCTGGAAGGAAACCCACCAGGGCATTGCCATCAACTGCGACGGCACGCTCTTGGATGGGCAGCATCGACTAGCTGCCATCGTTCAGAGCAACACGACGCAGCGAATGCTCGTTGCCACCGGCGTGCCGTCCGAGTCGCAGGTTGCAATGGACGATCACGCAAAGCGTGCAGCACACGACTCGCTGACGCTCGACCGTGGCGAAACCGTCACGGCGACTGACGTTGCGGTAGCGAGAGGCGTCCTGCGTTTCGCAGGGGCCGACAATCGAGGCATCACGAAAGGCGAGGTCGCGGAGTTGCTTGACAAGCTGGCCGAACCGCTTCGTTTCATTGCCCCGTACATGGCGACAAAGCAGAGAGGCGTGACGGCGGCTCCGGTTTGGTCGGCCGTTGTGGTTGCGTGGTTCTACGTCAAGGACTTGTCTCGGCTTTCGCAGTTCTGCGAGGTCTTGTGCGGACGGCAGATTCCCGAGAGCGACAGCGACAAGGCCGCGACGATGGCACGCGAGTGGCTGCTGCGATCAGGGGCGAGCGATGGCGGCCAGAAGCACGAAGCCTTCCGCAAGGTGCAGCGGGCCATTGTCGCGTTCATGGAATACAAGCCGGTAGGGAAGCTCTACGGCACGGCTGTGCATTACCCGTGGCCGCTCATTGACCCTGTTCGCGAGTGATCGCCGGGAGTTGAAGCAAGGAGGTTCAGCATGGTTCACACATTCATCGACGGCGAATGCGACTTGCCAATGTTCGCGGCGGCACGGGCACGCAAGAGCGATCCGCCAACGTCGCACGACGCGGCGAAGCGGGCTCCGGTCCACGGGCATTGCAAGGTCATCCTCGAAGCGTTCAACGCCGGGCCGGCTGGGCAGTCGGAGATTGTGCGGCGTACCGGGTTGAGCGTGGCGCAGGTCAGCAAGCGATTGCCGGACCTGCGGCAGGACGGGTTCATCGTTCGCGATGGCGAGACGAGGTCGGCCAGCGGTGGGCGGGAAGCATTGTATCGGTTGGCACAGTAAACAACTCGGCTGAGTGGTCCTATGAACACTGGTAAACTGACGTATAGCGGGACTGACACTCTCGTGGTTAGCGGTTCTTCACGCCCAATATGGGCTCGCAGGCGGGGCAGCTTCGGCTGCTCCCGGTCCGCTACCCGGTAGTGTCAGCCCGCCTGCGGCCCACCTTTCACGGAGGATGATTTCATGGCTGGCGATTGGATAAAGGTTGAGAAGGCTACGGCCCGTAAGCCGGAAGTCATGGCAATCGCCGACAGCCTTGGAGTTCACATCGACCACGCATTCGGGCTATGCGTTCGGTTCTGGTCGTGGTGCGACGACCAAATGGCAGATGGTCACGCTAACAGCGTGACAAATGTCACGCTTGATTCCGCATTTGGTCACGATGGTTTCGCGTCCGCGCTCATCAAAGTTGGTTGGCTTCGGGTCCGCAATGGCTCGCTCGAAGTCCCGAATTTTGATCGGCACCTGTCCGAGAGTGCAAAAAACAGGGCACTTTCCCGCAGTAGGAAGCAAAAAGAGAGGTACGAATGTGTCACGAAATTGTCACGCTCCGAGCGTGACAAAAGTGTGACCAGAGAAGAGAAGAGAAGAGAAGAGAAAGAACACACACACACCGCGAGCGATCCGCCTGACGAGTTTCGCAAGCCAGGGTGGGCAGCCGTGGAATGGGACCGCTGGCTCGCGGAGTGGAACCAGACCGAGCGAGCCCAGCGGTGGGATCACCTGACGCCCCCGCACAACTGGGTTGACTTGGCTGCATCACCGGGGTGGCTTGAGTGTGCCAGGGAAGCGTTGGCGATGCTGCCGAGCCGCCGATACTTCGCCACTCCGGTGCCGATGACGCGGTTCTTTGAGTTCATCGACAGGATCCGGGCAGGCGAGTTTGCCGAGCCCAAGGCCGAGCGGCAGATGGCTGGTTCGGGGGCAAGGACACCAAGGAGGGGAACGCTGTGAAAACGTGGGACGACAACCGGGAAACGATCAACGACCTATGGCCGCTTTTTGACCCAAAGCCGGAAGAGCGAAAGCTCTGGCATGATGACCTTTCGATGCTTGACCAGACGTTGCTGTACGACGCCTTGCGGAACGTGAAACGGCAGAAAGAGTCGGCATTTCCGCAGCTTGCGTGGATTCTTGCCGCCTACCGGGAACTGCTTACCGCCAGGAACGCTATCACGAAGCGAGCCAAGGTTGAGCATGTCGAAAAGGTGAAACTCGACATCGACGATGCCGAGGACCGCCGCATGGCCGATGAGTTCACGTTTGTCATCGACAACGCCACGCCCAGCGAGTTCGAGAAGATCAAGCACATGGTGCTGCAAAAGCTGGACGGCATGAAGTCCGTGACGGCGTTTCGGTTGCTGCGATACGCGAGGAAGCGGTTGCTTGGGCAGGAGCCTGTGGCTGGGAAGGTGGACGCCGAAGGAAACGTGTCGCCGATGTTCGGGGCGAACGACCGAGAGGCGATGATCGCTCAACTCAAGAAGACGGGGTGAGCAGACACCGTCCGGCGTGATGTTCCCAACCTTGCGATCCCACGCTAAAGAACGCGGATGGTGATCGGCATTGACCCAGGCCCGCGAGAATCCGCTTACGTCGTGTGGGACGGCGTGCGCGTTGTCGAGTGCGGCGACGTTCCCAACGATCGCTTAGCAGGTGCTATTCGGCCGCATTGGATCAACGGAGTTGGCGTAGCGTGCGAGTGGATCGAGTCGTTCGGCATGGCGGTAGGCCGGGAGGTCTTCGAGACGGTGTTCACGGTCGGCCAACTCGCGGCGATCGTTCCTGGCGTTCGTCTCGTGCCACGCCGCGACGTCAAGTTGCACATCTGCAAGTCAGCCAAGGCGAAGGACGGCAACATCCGCCAGGCGTTGATCGACCGGTTCGGCGAGGTGGGAACGAAGAAGAACCCAGGACCGTTGGCCGGCATCGCCAGCCACCGCTGGGCGGCCTTGGCCGTTGCCGTCACTGCGTTTGATGTTCCGCATACGGATCACGAGGCGACGTTCCATAGGGCCGGGAAGGCGTCTAGCGTTGCGCCAAATCGAAAAGCAGCAGGCTGACCCGGTGTTCATGCGTCCAGAACTGGACGCCCGTGTAAACGCAAGCTAGGGGCCTTTTGGTGAACGACACCGATCACAAGCGTATCGAGATGATCGCCACAGACCTGGCAGCGATGTGCCGTACGTGCATCGAGGCAACCGCCATGAGCAACGTAGGACTCGGGCTCGTGGTCCACGCTCTCGACCATGCGTTGCCGCGAATAATCGCACGCCGCGATGCGTTGGCACGCCGCGTTGGGCTGCCGTCGCACGTTGCAACGCGCGGCGAGATCGCCATTGAGGACGTCATCGAAGTGCTTGAGTGGTGCGAGGCCAACCCCGGCAAGGCGAGCAAGGGCATTGCGAAGATTGCGGAGCGGTTGGCAGAGCGGCGCAGCGAAGTGCCGCAGGACTAGGCAGGGTATGCTGAACGTGTGTGCAGTGACGCGCGGCCGACCGAGACGCAGCAGCAGACCGCCGATGCCGTCGGGTGCTCGCAGCAGATGGTCGCGAAGATCGACCGGATGCTTACTACCAAAACTTGCGAATCGCAAGAAAAGGTAGTAGTCCCGTCATGGGTGACGAACGCCCACGACCGCGCCGCCTTCCGCAAGCTGGGGCGCGACGACGCCGAAAGCTTAATCCGTCGCAAGGTTGCGGCGACGCACCGACCGGCGGTGGTCTGGTGACGCCACGGGCAGGCGGCCGGAGAGGATCGCGTGGCGTTAAGGTGGGTGGGATAGGTAGGCAAAAAGCGTGCGAAAACGGTGAGTGC